AATGTCAGGTTAATAGGGACGCTACGTGTCGAGTCTGATGGAACAACGCCTTATACAACGACCGGGGCTTACGGTGCGAAGGCATTGGTTATTCAGAACGCAAATGGAGCTAAATGTGGAAATATAGAGATTGACTCTGTTAGGTTGACGAGAGGATCAATTGGCGTAGCGATTCAGAATGCCTATTCGGCCTCTAATCGTGTAGACGGCATCAATATCGGAAGCATTTACACAATTGATGCGACCTATGGCTTAAACGCACAGAACAACGGTGACAACGTTGTTTTTGGTCTTCTTGATACAAATACCGCATACCGGTCTCTATTTGTTTATGGAGTGAATGGCTATAAAGGATTCATTCGTTCTATCAATCAATACGCAAATGGAACGCCTATCAATGTGACGCAGTACTCTGCTGCGGAAGGCGGCAGCCCGATCAACACGCAGAATATTGATGTCGAGGTTTATGTACAAGGTGGAACTCCAAGCGTTGTTGGCACTATCCGCCATATAGGAGATGGAGGAGCGGGGCAAGTAATCAGCAATGTGTTCATCAGGTACGCCGGACTGGTGCCGCCACCAATTGCGGTATCACTCCAGAACTACGACACAAGCGGAGGCGCGGCGAGTTCGACGCCTTTCGCTGCGAAGATGGAGAACATCATCTTTGAAAATAAGATGACGCAGACGCTGTTCACACAGCCGATTAGCTTCTCTCCATGCTCGTGGGTGACAAAACCAGTCGTTTCGTGGGTCGGCGAAGGAACCATGACCATTGCGAAGTGGCACGAAATCCTTCAGTCGGTCGCTCTGTATGTGTCCACACCGTATGGCGGGATGCTCATAGGCAGTGGCGGCATCACTCTGAACAATCAAACCCCAATTTTTGCGCTGGATGCGAGTGGCGTTCAGAGTGAAATCGTTCGAAATGACTCTAGTGGTAACAACCGTTTTGGAGCGGCAACTCCCGCCGCGACATACACTAGCATTTTCGGTGGCACTAACGGAATTTACCTAAACACCAACAGCGCTTCACGCCTTCAAGTCGTTGATACGGCGCTTCGACCTCAGACTGACAACGTATTCACGCTTGGTCAGGCAGCACAGCGTTTCTCGGTTGTGTACGCCGGAACTGGAACAATCAACACTATCGGGGATGTAATAAACCAGCGTGGTCAAATTAACTCTGCTGCGCCCAACTTAGGAGCAAGATAATGATGTACGGTAAAGATTACTCAAAGCAGGAAATGCGTAAGATGGAAGAAGATACTCGTCGTGCTGGCGAGAATGAGGTTCGTGGCTCTGCTGAAGCTCAGAAGAATCTAGGCCGCACTCTGAAGCCATCTATGCCGCAGCGTATGGGCAACCGTAAGATGAAGCGCTAGGAGGCTGCTATGCCATTAGTTAAAGGCTTTAGCCAGAAGTCTATGAGTAAGAACATTTCAAAAGAGATGAAGCGTGGCAAGCCTCAAAAGCAAGCCGTAGCTATTGCTTACAGCGTTGCTCGTAAGGCAAAGAAAGAGGCCAGAGGTCGTATGCGATGAGTAGGAAAAAGGATAAGGGGATAAATCCTGAGCTCGAAGAAGCAATCAGCAAGTCTTTGAAAGAAGTGATGGCAGATACTACCGCCAGCATTACGGAAAAGATGAAAGTCATAGACCGAGCTTTGAAGCTGGAAGCTATTAAACTAAAGCTGACAGATGACGAGTGGGGAAGTGGGTTTGCAACTGATGAAGATGAGTAGTATTATCCGAATACCATTGTTATAAGGGGATATTCATGGATGCTACTTCTATTATCAGGATTGCACTTAGCGTATTAGCTGGCAGGTTAATAGTGTTTTTAGCTTTAGGCATGGTTTGCGGTATGACAGCGTGGGCAATGTGGGGGCCGCAGTGGGAGAGATTAGCTGCGCTAACTATCTTTTCTATATTTACCTTTTTGGTTTTGCGTAAAGACAGGAGTTTAAGTGATGAAAAAGTATCAAACGAATAACCAACAAAGCGGTACGGCAATGCGTCCTCAGTTGCCTTCTGATATGAGTGCTGGCGGTGATCCATATTACAAGTCTGGCACGTTGCCTAAAGGCGGCTTTCAATCTATGTGGTGTTTCAGTGGTTCTAGTGACCGCAAGAACAGCCCGACTGATATGGTGAAAGGCCAGAAAAAGGTTTACTGATGGCTAATAATATTGCGTTTCAACCAATGGGTAATTGCGTTGTGGCTACGGCTGCTAGTGCAAATACTCAGGGTAATGTTGTTTCTATTACTGCGGTTAGCCCTGTGAATCAATATCTTGTGTTCAATACAGACAAGAATGATCCGGTCTTTGTTGCGTATGGAGAAACCGCAAATATTACAGCAACGATTCCTACTGAATCTGGCGCTGCCGTGGTAGCGATTCCTCCTTATACGGAGAAGGTTTTTACTGGCCCACAGAGCAGCACTACTAAGACAGTATATTTAAGGATTATTGCTCCGCATAACAATGCGAAGCTTTACGTTACTCCCGGAGAGGGGCTGTAAATTGACCCGCTTACCCTCCTTGCCGCCGCCAACACCGCAATCGCTTTGGCGAAAAAGGCTTGTCAACTTTATAAAGACATTAAGGGAACGGCAGGGGAAGTAAAGGAAGTGTTGGATGATCTGAAGCTGCAATTTAGCAAGATACAAAATCCAACGCCAGCGCAAAAGATGCAGTACAACGCCGAAGTTCAGCGTGTGCAAGAAATAGCTAAAGCTGATCCGCATGATGTGTATGCAGAAATTGGTAATCAGCTTGGTATCTTAATGGATGCTTACGATGCGATAAGCAAAGCATTTATTAAAGAAGAAGCAAGCTCTAAGTCTGTGTACAAAGGTGATGAATCACTAGCTCGTAGAGCATTAAAGCGTATTTTGATACAGGTTAGATTAGATGCAATGCTTGTAGAAATACGAGAAATGATGGTGTATCAAGCTCCTAAAGAACTAGGTTCTCTGTGGAGTAAGTTTGAAGAAATGTGGAATCGGATTGTTGCCGAACAAGAGATTGCTCTTGCGGAGGAACGCAGACAAGCTGAGGCTGCACGATGGCAACGGGAAAGTATAAAAAGAAAGATAAAGGAACAGCTAACGTCAATTCTCGCGGTACTGTTCATAATATTGTGGTTCCTATGGCTAATGATTCTGATAAGGACGAGCCACACATACCGTGGTGTTTACTCGTCGCCGTATTGGTACTGTGTCTTGTGTTAGTGATAGCGTTGCCAATCATGGGAATCATGTATATGGACATGAATAACGCTACCGCCAAAGCAATGGAAGAAGTAAAGAAGATGCGTGAACTACGCGCAAAGATAATGTTAGAGATACAAGGTGAATAATGCTTACAATCTTTTCAACATTGGTATCGTTCTTGATGGGTGGCCTACCCAAAATACTTGATCTGTTTCAGGATCGCGCTGACAAATCCCACGAACTAAAGCTTGCTCAGATGCAGACGGAGCGTGAGATGCAACTAGCTGCCGCAGGGTACGCAGCCCAACAGCAGATAGAAGCTATCAAGCTAGATGAGATACGAACGCAGACAGCATCGGATGAGAAAATATCTCTTATAGATGCCCAAAAGTCTGAGATGCAAGCCATTTACGCTCACGATGCAGCGCTTTCTGAAGGTACGTCACAGTGGATGAAAGACTTACGCGCTAGTGTTCGTCCTGTTATTACCTATGGTTTCTTCTTTTTGCTGGTTGGCATAGATGGTGTGCTGGCGTACAAAGGATTGACTAGCGGCGTTGACTTTAATGCCTTGGCTGACCAGTTATGGGATAACGAGACTCAGGCATTGTTTGCTTCGATTATTGCGTTTCACTTTGGCGGCAGGGCTTTTGGGAAATGATAAGCCCCAAGGCTCTAAAGATGATCTCGCATCATGAAGGTGTGAGAACTAAGCCTTACCGTTGTCCAGCAAAGCTTTGGACTATTGGAGTAGGCCATGTCATTGATCCTAATCACGGTAAATTAAAGATTGAAGACAGAGTAGGGTTGCCATGTCCAGAAGGCTGGAACCGTACATTCACAATGGAAGAAGTTAATGCCATACTTTCAAAAGACCTTGAGAGGTTTGAGCGAGGAGTTCTTAAATATTGCCCTGCTGCTGGCAATAAGCAAGGCTGGCTGGATGCTTTGGTTAGCTTCAGTTTCAATGTAGGTTTGGGAACATTACAGCGCAGCACACTACGCCAGAGATTTAATCGTGGTGACTATAATGGTGCGGCAGAGGAGTTTCTGAAGTACACAAAAGCTGGTGGCAAAGTCCTTAAAGGATTAGTTACTCGCAGGAATGATGAACGCGCATTATTTATGGCGGGGTAGAAATGGCTAAGAATCCTAGTTTAGCTGTAGGCCGTGGTGAGAAGCTGCCAGCAAGCAAAGGCGCTGGCTTAACTGCCAAGGGTAGGGCTAAGTACAATCGTGCCACTGGAAGCGATCTCAAGCCTCCTGTGACTACTAGCAAACCTAGCAAGTCTGAGGCTGGCAGACGAGCATCCTTCTGTGCAAGGATGGGTGGAATTGTTAAGACAGCCAAGAATTCAACACGCGCTAGAGCATCTATGCGGAGATGGAAATGCCGATGAAACCCGGACTATACGCAAACATCCATGCTAAACGTCAGCGTATCAAAGCTGGCAGCGGTGAGAGAATGAGAAAGCCGGGAAGCAAAGGCGCTCCCACGGCTCAATCATTTATTCGCTCTGCGAAAACAGCCAGTAGAAAAAGCAAAAGATAGCTGCTGAAGCAATACCAGCGCCTACCAACATGCCACCAATAAACGTAATGATGGTGAATGCTTCCATACTATCGGTTCTCTAAATAATCGCGTATGTCGGCAACTGGCATACCTAACTTCTCATGAATAACAAGAATGTGACCAGCACTAACTTTCTTTTTGCCATGACGATACCTGCTAATGTCTGGCTTACTTATCTTTTTATCAAAGAATTCATAAAGCCTAGCATCGTTCTTTAAGTTGTTTGTTTCCATAATGTAATCGAACAAAGCAAAGTCTGGTCTTTGTATATATTTTTCTTCAGTCATGCTGTCTCCTTATGGTGCTGGAATAAGTTTGCCATCGAAGGAATAGGTTCCTATATGGCTTAAACCTACCCACGGTGCTGCGTGTATCTCTCCACCGTTATCTCTCCATGTCTTGCAGAAGTGATAGTCCTCAGACAGCAGACGCTTAGTCTCTGGCTCTATGCTTTCTGTAAAGTATTGGCTAATCTGTTCTGCCCCTATATTTCCAGACAGATCAGTAACGTCATTAACGTACCAAGGAATAACTGGCTTCATCTTTTCAAACACTTCACGCTTAATCAGCATGAATCCTGTGCCGCCATTCCATATCTCTACTGGCTCATTAACTGGCACTGTAGCCTCGCCAACGTAGTTCTTAAGATTAACCACAAACGAACCTGTGTGATACTTCAGGTGACTATCAGGAACGCCAGACTCTATTGCCTTGCGTACTCCTGCCCAATTGATTTCTTTCTTAGGATAGATTCCTGTAATCACATCCTTGTCTGACTCCAGCATCTTCAAGAAGTCAGCAGGGTTGAACTGAATGTCAGCATCTATAAACATCAGGTGTGTTGCGTCTGACTTCATAAAGCCATGCGCTAGTGCATTCCTGCCGCGAGTAATCAAGCTTTCGTTAAATAAAAAAGACATCATAGATTCGATGTTCTTCTCTCTCAGCAAATTATTTAACTGCAACATTGATTGAGCAAAGAATCCATAGCATTGCCCGCCGTACATTGGAACCGATATAAATATTTTTGGTTTACTCATTTGACCATGCCCTTTTTGTGTTTATCATTGAAACCATACCTTGAGAAATATTAAAAAGATTTGCTATTTCTTTTTGAGAATACCCGTGGTTTAGGTAACTTTTAATTTCAGATATTTTTAATCTATCTAATTTAAATGTAGCTTTTGTTGCCCTTCCTTTTCTTTTTGAATCTTGTTGATTTTCTGTTGGAGTGCCAAGAAATAAATGATTGGGATTGACGCAGGAAGGTATATCGCACGTATGACAGACATACTTATCTTTTAATAAGTTGCCTTTGTAGTGTGAATAAGAAGCGCGATGAGCTAAAACAGACTTCATATCTGCATCTCGAACTTTCCCGTATCCGTTTTTAAGAATTGCACCCATCCATATCCAGCATCCAGATTCAGGAAGGCGCTCTATATGACGCTCAAGTCTTTCCTCAAAAGATTTAGTGGCTCTCATTTGTTCATCCTGTAAAACCATTTGTCTGCTCTGCGCTGACAGTCAATGCTGTAACCGTTAGCTCTGAGTTCTGAAATAATGCTATTGACTGCACACACTCCTGCCTTCTGGATAATATCTAGCGTTGTGTATTCCCCTCCCCGCCCCAAAAGATTTGCTACTTTCTGCAACCGTTCAGATTTATCAAAATTTGCAGCATTCACGATATATCCTCCACTCTGATTACGTATCTACCTTTACTGTTCTTGCGCCAGCCATGTACTTCAATCCTAATGCCGGCATCTCTGACTAGCGCAACCGTGGTTGAATCTTGAATTTTCTTTATGCGGTCAGCAACAGCAGAAGCCGTTACCTGTACCGCTAACACTTCATCCTTGCGGATAGCGAGAATGTCGCACCACCCCCACAAATCCTTTCTTTGCTTAGTAAAGGAATTCCACTTCTCTACAATCTCGCAGTGGTATCCAAGCTCTCGCAAGTATTCCAAGCTGCGTTGTGTGGGTGAGCGACTAGCTGCCATTAAAATGGGATAGAATCATCATGAGGACTGTACTCACGTACTGTGCTGCCCTCAGTAGGTTTCTTATAGTTTGGATCAGGCATGAAGTTATCCTGCGCTAAACTTATAAGCTCACCTACCGGAGTAGGTTTGCGCCATCCTGCAAGCTTTACCCACTCACCAGCTTTGATGTCTCTGTCAGCAGTGAATCCGCCTTTAAGGTGTGGTTGTGTGTCTGTCTTGCGTTTATCATTAGTGAATAACACTCCCTTACCGGGGCGTTCGTTGTGGTTCTTCATACTTCCTCCAGAGAATTAGCAGCCGCCATTACTTTCATTTTGGTAGGTGCGTCTAGCTTGTCTATAACTTCGCCGTTTGCGTCTTTAAGCATCTTTAGTTTGTCGCGTTTGGTATCGTCGCTAAGCTTTTGGCTTGCCTTTATTTTGTGAACCATGTCGTGAAAAGATGTCTCCCACTCTGCTAAATCCGTGGACTCGCTGAACGGCTCCTCTATCCCCGGCACGTACAGTGGCAAAAAAACTTCACCTTCTTTTCTTTCTTTGGCTTTCTTTATTTCCTCAACCACGACTTCCGCTTTCCCCATGTTGACTTCCTGAGTTTGCTTCTGCGGCTCCATGTCCTGTACTTCCTCTGGCGTGTAAACACCTGCGACACAGCCGGGATATACGGATCGGATACCTTCTGAGATGCAACGCGCTCTGAGCATAGCTCTAGGATATTTGTGCCATCCACTACCCGGTTTAACCAACCCGATATTCTTTCCCATTTCAATAGTCCAAGTTATAGACCAAGACCCGCCAGCGGGGTGACTAAAAACACCAGTAACTCGCTCATCTGTGTACTCCGTCCATTCAACTTTGCCCCCTGCTTGCTGGAACCTAGCCATCATTGCGTCTGCTTTTAATGCTGGCCTACCCTGAATAACGTGATAGTCACGCGCAGCTATAGCAGGGTGTGATCCTTCTGCCTGTGCTACTAGCATTAAAGCCATAGCTTCCTCTGCTGTCTTGACGTTAAACAGTCCAGACTTAGCGACTGCTATTGCCATCTTTTCTATGTCTTGATACGGAACTAAGTTACTCATCTCATCCCCTTATTTAAGTAAGAACCTACGTGAACCCGGCATTTCAATTACAAACTTCTGGTAAACATCTGGCATAGCTTGTTGAAACAAATCAGATGCAAACTTCTTGCTAGGTTTAGAGTTACGCCACGTTACAAGCGTCTTTCCATCCACGCTAACCAGCGAACCTTTCGCACCCATGTATTCCCTAATCGCAACTTCAACCTTCTCTGCTTCTGTCTCAAGCTGCTTGATACGTGCCTTGTACTCTTGAAGAACAATACAAGCCTGTTCCACCGCGCCAGTTGCAGTTGCCGTTTCCTCACTCGAAATAGGCCAGATAAGCTTGGTTGATTCAACATCACTAGCTTGCGGCTCGGCATTAGATACGACAATGCCCCAAAACTTTGCCATCTCTTTGACAAGCTCATCCTTCATCTCCTGCGTGATACTGAAGTGGAATGTTCTGAACTTCTGTCCACCGAACAAGACCGCAAGATAAATCTCATCCACGTTATGACAGGCCGCTTCGTGAACGAGTTGCGCCATATCCGCAGCAGGAACCATGTTTGTTTCTTCGTCGAACTTAGACATAACGCCAGCGTTGTAGTTTTTACATTCAACGAGTATTCGTCCATCTGCACTGATGTAGTCAAAATGACTTTTAAGCCACTGTTCACTTTTATGCGATAGAACATAGTCAGCATCCTTTAGTTCAATCCTATGCTTCTCTTGGAATAGTCTGGCAATGGTTGGCTCCATCACCTTACCCATCTGGACTTCTTCCACTTCAGATAGATCAGGCGGCTCCTTCTTTCCTTGCTTAACTAGAATGGCGTCTGCTGCTCTACCGTTAGCTGCTAGTCTGTCTCCTGACCACCATGCTGCATTTCTAACCTCTGGTGCAAAATCATCTGTGTTTACGCTAGTCATAATTGTTCTCCTTTAGTTTGGCTTCTGTTTCGGTAACAATCCATATTCTCGATTTATCTTTTTCCCACGCTATGTCACTTTGCTCTTGCTCCGTCAGCCCAACCCATTCACGCTGCGGTGCTGTGTAAAGTGGTATTCGACCTTCGCCACCAGTTTTATAAATCGTTCCGCAGCCAGCCGTATCAAAATGCTGGCGCACCTCGTCAATCTTTACCCAACCAAGCAGTTCAGGCTGTTCATCCTTAAAAATACCACCGCCACCAGTTGGAACTTGCGGCAGATCCACTACAATTAAATCGCCTTCCTTCCGCGCTTGTATGACTGACTCAGGCTGCGCTAGTCTGGCGCTAACACATTCCTGCACAATCAACTCGGCAAACTTTTCATTGACCATTTCTAAAAGTTCGCTTTGCATTACTGAATGGTAACTACCGACTGTTTGCAATTGATACTGAACCCAATCAAATGCTTGTCTGTGTAGCTGTTTAATTCGTTCGCGGTCAGTCATGTTGCCCCCTTGCGCGAATAGCCTCGGCTGCTTCTATGTATGTTTTGGCGTTGAAAGCAATAACAGCACACGCTTCACGTTCTTCTGCTGCAACTAGCTTTGCAAACTTCTCTACAGCTTCATACTTTCTATCGGTATGCAGCCACAGCTCTGCTTCTTCTGCTAATCGCACAATGTCTTTTTCAGTCATTGCAAATCCCCGTAGTTTGGTTGTTTTGAGATAAGTTCAGCAATCTCCTGCCTGTCTGCCCCTGTCATATCTATGATTGAGCAAAGCAGTATCAGAGTTGCTGATCCCCATGCAGAGAAGTCATTAGCGAATTCATCTTCCAGAACCGCTGTCAGCCTGTCTATGGCACGATTAACGTCATCTTGGCTAAAGGGTAGGGGCTTCACGCATAGCCTCCTCAAGCTCGTTTAAACGCTCCATGCGGGTACGTTCGGCATCAACGTCAGCATGAAAGAAGATTGCTTTCTCGCCACAATGGTTAGGCAATTGTGTGCGTCTTTCTGAATAGCAATAGGGGTATTCTTCCTTGCCTGTCACTAGGTCAATACTGGTTAGCTTGGGGTTTATGCAGCGGTCACGCTGATTGTGTGGTGTACCGTAGAAAGAACAATCTACGCACAGCTTGATGTCTTTTAAATATGTCATTCCTAATCTCCCTTTAGGGTTGTCTAGTTTAGTAGCAGTTTGTATTGCAGCTATTACCGTAACAGCAAGTAGTACAAGTGACGCAACGCCCTTGATCACAATAGGTGTTGTACGTGCAAGATGCGTACACAAGTGGGGCGGTAACAGCTAGCCACAAAGCGAATAGATACTTCATGTTTCCTCCTAAGTTGTAATTAAAAAAGATGATGCAAACGCAATGTAATTGATTATCAGATTATTGTCTATGAATAATAATTATTGGTTTGCAGATAGCAATAGGAACCATCTATCTGTGGATAACCTGTGGATAACTTTATCTGGCATGGTTCTTGATATATATAAAGTCTATGAATAGTTCTTTAGACAAAGAACTATCGACTATTCTCTTTATCTCTATATAAAAACATATAATAGGTGCTTAAAAATTAAGCAGTAACAATTACCTAACTCTTTTTGGTTTAGGTACTTTGAACCCCATAGCTTTAAACTTGGCTCTTAGGTCTGTACCTGCTGCGCTTGTGTAAGCAAAGTTCTGATCGAGGATTGATACGGGTTTTGCTGCTTGCTGCTTTTTAGAAAAGGGTCTCGCGCTTGGCTGCGCGTCCGGTTGTGCCAGCGGAGTGACAGCGTAGAGTTTCTTAGGAGTGGACATGAATCCTCCAGAGTAGGGTTTAAACGCGCATACGGGCGCGTAGGGCTGAAAATTCAGGCATGGGAATGGAAAGATACCATCCCACCCTGAAAACGGCTTAGAAAGCCTTTAAATCGACAATGCTAAAAGTTGTGCAGAATTCAGTAATTCATCACGTTTATTCAGAAAATATTGCTTTTCATCACTTGGACAATGGTTAGACAACATGTTGAAAGCAGTTGCACCTTCAATTAGTAAATCAATTATCCATTGATAATCAATAGTTAAATCCATAACTTCATTATGATTTTCTTGTTCAACGATAATGCTTTCTTTAAGTTTACCCATAATAATCCCCTTTAAATTGATTCTAAGCCCGTTTAGGGCGATAAAAAAGGCTAGTCGATACTTGACTAGCCTAAACAGATTAAACGTCTTTACGTGCGTTTAAAATAATCTATCCACTTTTCTATTTTGGAAACTGCAACTACGTCATTGACTTGATTGTTTAACAAATTAACTACACCACTACTAGTGAGGGATTTTCCATTCTTGCCACGAATCCAAGTAGATTTTAAATAATGCTCATTGTTTTCAGGATTGAAAGTCTGGTAAGTAACGGAGTAGGCGTATTTATTCACAATAATCCCCTATGTTATAAAGAAAGTAACAGTACAAAATAAGCATACATGACGATAAAGCATATAAAACCGGCAATTAGTTCAAGAATTGTTTGCATGGTTACTCCCGATAGCGTCAGCGCAATAGTGTCCGTCTAACCCTTCATCACCATAATCTTCGCAAATGCTTTTGCAGCGATTACGTTCAAAATTAATAGCCAGTTGCCAGAGGTCGTAAGAATCGGTTAATTGACTATAAAATTCACGATATAGTGAATTACGAAAAAAGTTTTCATGGGTATCAGTTAAGAAATATTCAATAGTTGCAGTCTCTGAAACTCCCGAACTATCACGCATAGCCTTTACAAATGCTTTTTGATTGTCAGTTAATAAATCAAAGTTATTCATGGTTAGCCTCTAATAGTTCGTTAATAGCTGCTGCTTTAGCCTCTTTTTTTGTATAAAAATGCCCGAAATAAATGAAAGCATCACCTTGTTTTTTATATGCTTTCCAGCCGTATGCCGTTTTTTCAAACCTAAAATTAGTTTTCATTATCTAATCCCCTATTTAAATTGGCTGCAGTGAATTGATTGATCTAAAATTACATCACCATCTGCAGTAAATGCCTGAATGTAAACTTCGTTATTTTCTAATGTCAGTCGAATGTATCCACCGGCATTTTCTGGATCATCTGCGTAGTCAAAATTAAGTAGTACGTACTGGCTTTCACCATTGTCGTGAGTATCAAGTGACGGAATTAAACCTGCTTGTTCTGCAAATACTTCAATCGGTTCATAAATCATAGTAAATCCCCTTTAAAACGATTTGATAAAACGGCTTAAACAGCCTCTTTTTCAACTTCCTGTTTTGTTGCAGGTTTATATATCCATTCTGGCAATGTACCGCCCAAAACAGAATCACGCACTGGCATCAAAACACCGACAAAATCTTCAACGCAAGGCAAAAGAACTACGGCTGCATCTTCACCCCGCTGAATAATTCGCGGGATTTGCTTTTTACCTGTTATATCTTCGGACGCTTGCATGAAAGCCATTAAGTATTCAGGGTTGAAATGTGACGGCTTTACGTCTTCGTCTTTTAATACAAGCGGTTGCACCCTGTCAGTGTTAGGGTAACGGTCTTCCAATGCCTGAAATGTCATCATTGAATCGGGTGTTATCACTTCAATTTTTAGTCCGTCAATGATGAAATGCAGCTATTCATTGGCGGTTTTCTTAGTGCCTTTTAGTTTGTCAACGTCACTTGATTGAATAATTACGCGGTTTTCTGGCATTGGTTCCGCATTGATTAACAATCTGCCCATCATGTGACCGTTAGTGGCCTCAATAACGGTTCCTCGATTGTTTTGAGTTACACACACACCCATTAAATAATGACGAATGTCTTTAATGGCTGCAAAACGTGAAATGCCTTTTAATTGCTTGCGTTGAATTGAGAATTTCATAATAAACCCCTTAAATGTTAGGAAATTAAACAATTTCTTTTTCTTGCTCTATTGATGAATAAGTAAAAAATTCATCATGTTCATTTAGAAAATCAATTAGTTCATCAACTGAATATAAATACCAGTAAACATTTTCTTCGTGGTTATAAACTGCAATAGGAAAAGTAGTGTTTTGCATGATTAAGCCTCCACAGTGCGGCAAGAGTCGCAATGATTGTAATCGTGTTCTGTGACGTAATTTTCTAGCTCTTGGTAATTG